GAACACGTCAACCGGCGCACCGTTATCCGGTAATGCGGCTGTGGCTGTTCTTCCATCAATGAATACCGGCTGACCGTTTTCAAACTCCACATCGCCGCCTGCAAGATAGGCTTTCTGCTGTTCGATGTTGTCAAAATCAAGGTCAATCAGCTTGCACAATCTACGGAGGACTGTCTTTTTATACATCTCTCCTGTGCTGCTCTTCCAAGCCTGGCTGTCTTTGGCTTTGGAATATGTATTTCTGACATTCTCAATTTCTTCTACGCTCATAGTGTCATACATCATGGAACCATCCTTGAAAACCACAATCGCAAAAGCTCCAATCATTGGCTTATTTGAAAATGGCTGTGGTCTGTAAATCACATTCTGAATGCCTGCGTCCACCTCTTCTGTAAAGAAATCATCCTCCCTGACCACCTTTGCGAATATATCCTTAATCGGGTTTCTGGAAAACCTCTTGCACATCTTGATTTCGCCCTTGTAGTCCGTCTGGAAGTTAAGTTCTCCTCCATACGGAATCGCATAACATTCTCCGTTGAAATAATCCAACCCCAGATATGCCGCTTTGCACAAGCACACTGCCATTGATTCAAATGTCAGCTTGCAAAGCTCCGTCTTTTTCTTTTTGTCTTTCAGCATTTCGGAAATAACCGTAACCGTATTCAAGGCGAAACGCTCCTGATTAAATCCTGCTGGCAATGCTGCTTTGTGGGTAGTCAATTCCTTGATAATCGAACTCTGCACCCCTGAAAGCCACTGTTTTTCTGTCATTTCTGCCATCGTCTGTAACCTCCTGTTTTTGTGTTTATATATATCTCTCAAATTCCATCATCCCGGTTGAAACTTCATTTATTACATTTCTGATAAAATATTCTTTTATCACATCCGGGAGTAAATACGGAATGTAAGATTCATCCTTACCGGCTACTGCCGCTTTTCTCTCTGCGTACCGAACCAGTTCTGTAAACTTCTCGTCTGTCATGCTGTACCCTTGTTCCTCTGCGTCTTTTCTTATGCCCTCGTATAATTCCTGCATCAATCAGCACTCCTCTCATCATCCTTATGAGCCATTCAATAAAAAGCATAAACTCCGGTACTAACCATTCACCGCCTATTGCAAAATGCCCCTGCGTGTTGTATCTCACTCTGATAAGCACTCCTAACAGTGTGAATCCAACAGTTAATGCTATCCAGTGTTTCACTATCATGCGTTCCAGCATCTTTTCATTCCTCCCTGTCTATGTAAAAATCATGCCCACCATGCGAATACAGGTAATTCAGATTATCTCTGTGCCATGTGCTACTACTTTCACTCTCGAAATAGGTTGCTCCCAGGCTGCCGTCCCACTTTTCTGATACAATCATCTGCAAAGCTTCGAAGCATTCTTTGTCCGGCTCCACCTTTTGAAATCTTCCGTTTGCAACCGGTGTGAATTGCCCTTTTTCGTAAATAACATCTGATACCGTATCAGGAAATCCCTCTGCTTTTGTTCTATTCAGAACTACCAACATGACAAGAGCTTTCCCCTCCACATCTTCGCCCTCGGCTTCTGCCATGGCTATTTTGCAAAGCATATAGGCATCATCTGCATTTATTTCTTCATTCATGATTGTGCTGGTATATTCTGTCTTGAATGTTTCCTGCGGTTCCTCTGTGGTAATTGTTTGTGTGTTATCTTCAATAGAAACTTCATAACCAGATACATCCTGCGCTGATGCAGTATATCTTTGTTTCCCATGCATACACACTGTCATTTGAACTGCGGCAAACATCATCGCCGCATCAACTACAAGGACCTTAATTTTTCTTTTATGCGCTCTTTGCATTGTTATCTCCTTTCAGCGGCGTAACGAATATCCCTAAATCAAGTTCTGGCATCGACTGTACAGCCTCCAAAAGTTCCTCGTCAGAGCAAATATTAAATTCTTCTTTCAGGACTTCTTTCAGTCTGTCAATCAGTTCCATGATTTTTACTTCCTCTCCGCTATCATTCGCAGTTCTGTAATAGCCTTGTAAACTCCGTCTAAAGACTGGACCATTTCTTTTAGTTTTTTTCTCTCGGCTGCCTCAACCTTTCCGTCCTCGGCAATCCTCAATAATGTTTTTTGGATTTTGTCGATTTTCTCATCCTCCAACCCTGAAAGCATTCTTACCGTAATGCCCTCTATGTTCCCTGCCTCTGTTGCTATTGGCAGTTCCTTTCCTATCGGACATTCACTCTTGCAGTAGATGCATTTCAGCTCTGGTGCGTTGTACACCTCCGCCATCATCACAACCACATCTACAGGAATGTTTTTCGTTATTCCCAATTCGTAATGTGCAAGGGTTGATTCGGAAATCCCAAGTATTTCAGCCGCCCCGGCTCTGCTGTTCAATCTCTCATTATGTATTGCAGCTCTTTTCCTGCACTCAAAATACACGTTTTCGTTCATATCCTGTAACCATCCTCTATGTCAGTTCTCTTCGCTTTGCCCTATACTATTAGCAGGTTGATAAATGGCATCGTAATCATTGCTGATTCCCAGGCAATCGCTCACTTTGTTTACTGCCGGTTGGCTGTAAATCCTGCCGTTAATAATTGAGGATAAATATGGTCTTGCCAGCCCGGTTTTTGTTGCCAGCTCGGACACATCCATGTCCTTGTCAATTAAGGTGTGCTTTACCAACTTGCACCAAGGCGGAAGTCTTTTCTTCATCTCGCACCCTCCCTTTCTCGGTTCCGCTTATTCTTTACTTTTGTAAGGTTCTCATGTAAAATAATGAGTATGTAATCTTTATTTCATTCTCAAATGCATCTTACATTGGTAACTATAACTCATAGTTTTGAGTAGGTCAACCCCTGTAACGCATTTTTTTGAGTTTTTATTTTAGGAGGTCATTATGTTATACGATAGATTTCGTGAAGCCTGCGAAAAGCGAGGCACTACAATAACACAAGTTCTGCGTGATATAGGGCGTGCAGAGGGAAATACAGGGAGCTGGAAAGCAGGAAAATCCCCGAAACTGGACATTGTTATGGAAATGGCTGAACACCTCAACATGACATTGGATGATTTTGTATATGGCGATAACCCACCTATCGCAAAACCATCAACACAAAATAGTGAGTTATCCAATATGGAGCAGGAACTTCTTGAGGTTTTCTCCCACATACCGGCGGACAGACAGCAACTGTGCCTGGACTTCTTACGCACTCATATGGTCCAGCCTGAAAAGTATGCCGACAAGATGAACGCATAATTACTTTGGACTATGCCAGATACCGGCATCTTAATAAACCAGAATAATTTTAGAAAGGACGGTGTGCTATGTCAAAAACTGACAATATCATAAAACTGTATGAGCCATCATCTAAGTGCAATGACAGCGAGCGTGATGCTTACGTTCAGGAACTCCAGCGTTTGCTTGCTTGCTATCAGCTTGCCAGCTCGGATGATAAAAATGTCGTTTGGGCAGTGCTGAACAAATATGCACCGCATATCGACACGATATAGCCCCAGGCATGGGGCTTTTCTTGTTGTATGGGAAAAACATTATGAGAAATAAATCATTGGCAGGAAGAGCCAATAACCGGGCAGAACGCCCTCGTAAGGTTGCTATTTACATTCGTGTATCTACAACCCATCAGATAGATAAGGATTCTCTGCCGATGCAGCGCAAGGACCTTATCGCATATTGTGAACTTATCCTCGGCATTGAGGATTACGAAATATTTGAGGATGCAGGATACTCCGGGAAAAACACCGACCGGCCTGCGTTCCAAGAAATGATGCAGAAAATACGTTCCGGCTCATTCTCCCATTTGCTTGTGTGGAAAATAGACCGTATCTCTCGTAATCTTCTGGACTTTGCAGAAATGTACGAAGAGCTTCAATCCCTGCGAGTAACTTTTGTCAGTAAAAATGAGCAGTTCGATACGTCAAATGCTATGGGCGAAGCTATGCTCAAAATCATTTTGGTGTTTGCAGAGCTGGAACGAAACATGACATCGGAGCGTGTTACCGCAACAATGATTTCAAGAGCCAATCAGGGACTTTGGAATGGTGGCAGGGTTCCTTACGGATATTCCTACGATGCAGAAACTTCTGTGTTCTCCATCATCCAGGATGAAGCGGATGTGTGTCAGCTTATGAAAACAGACTATTTCGAGCATAAGTCTATTATTCATACAGCAAAGTTGCTAAACGATAGGAAAGTTCCTACCAGGTCAGGTGCGCTCTGGTCCCCTACTGCGGTATGGAAAATACTGTCCAGTCCTTTTTACGCCGGTATCTACCGATACAATCATTACAAGGGAACTGAAAACAGAACCATCAATCCAGAGGAAGAGTGGGTTCTTGTCCCAGACCATCATCCTGCAATATTTACTTTGGAGGAACACGAAAAGATATGTGATATAATGGATACAAATAAAAGAATGTCTAATCTCCCAGGGCAAAAACACCGGGCAAAAAATGTATATGCCTTTTCCGGCATCCTTTACTGCGGAAAGTGTGGCAGTAAATTAGTTTCTACTCCCGGAAGATTGCAAGCCGATGGATTCCGCACTACCACTTATTCGTGCCCGAAAAAGAGGAAAACGCATGAGTGCGATAATCCATCTATAAATGATTTGATTGTCGGAGAGTTTGTCATAAATTATATTTTGAATATGCTCAATGCGAAAAGTTCTTTTTCCTCCATCAGTTCCCCTGCGGAACTTGAAGAGCATTTGCTTTATGGTGGTTCATTCAAGGACGTGCAGCATATCTCGGAAGATGGTCTGAATGAATTTTACAATCTTCTATCTCGGTATGGTTCGGATAGTTCCTATGTCTTTGCTGTGAAACGTCCTCGTAAGAAAAAGGCTGCTGTCAATCCAGAGGTTGAAGCTCTCCGCAAGGATAAGGAGAAACAGGAACGTGCTCTGAAACGATTGCAGGATTTATACCTTTATTCCGAAAGGGCAATGACCGAAAAAGATTTCATCATACAGAAGAATGAAATATCCTCCAGGATTCAGGATATTAACACCCGGCTCGGTATGGTTACGCACGATGCTAATTCCACATTGTCAGATGAGGATTTTGTACGGCAAGCAAGTCACCTCCTCATTACGAAAAAACTTATTGGTCGAGAATATATTTATTATAAATCCCTGGCGCAGACTGTTTCTCCTGATGTGCTCAAGATATACATGGAAACTATTTTAGATTCCGTCTATGTGATTGATGGACGTGTTTCCTCCATCATATTCAAGAATGGCCTTACCCATACTTTTATATACAAAAAATGATGTCGGTATAACTGCCTGGAATAAAACAACCCAGAAGCCTCAACGCTCCTGGGTTTTATTTTATCCCATTATTCAGTTATTTTTCAGGTATGGGATTTCCTTACAAAAGTAAGAAAACGGTGTTATTCGATAAACATGGCATCGCCAAAACTGAAAAAGCGATATTTTTCTTCTACTGCGGTCTCATAGGCTGCCAGTACATGTTCTCTTCCGGCAAGTGCGGATACAAGCATTACCAGTGTGGATTCCGGCAGATGGAAATTAGTGATCAGTGCATCGATGACTTTGAACTGATATCCCGGATAAATAAAAATTTCTGTCCATCCGCTTTTTTCTGTGAGGAAACCATTCTCGTCCGCAGCAGACTCTAAAGTTCTGGTGCTTGTTGTTCCCACTGCAATGACACGGTGTCCTTCTTTTTTCGCTTTATTGATCTTATCCGCTTCTGACTGTTCGATTTTATAAAATTCAGAATGCATATGATGCTTTAACACATCTGTTTCCTTGACCGGACGGAACGTTCCAAGTCCGACATGCAGTGTTACTTCCGCAATTTCTACCCCCATGTCACGCACCTGCTGCAACAGCTCCGGTGTGAAATGAAGTCCTGCTGTCGGAGCGGCAGCGGATCCGTCATATTTGGCATAAACTGTCTGGTAACGGTTCTTATCCTGAAGCTGATGTGTAATGTACGGTGGCAGCGGCATCTGTCCAAGCCGGTCTAATATCTCTTCGAAAATCCCCTCATAATGGAACTGGATGAGCCTGTTGCCTTCCTCTACAATATCGACAACTTCACCGGTCAAAATCCCTTCGCCGAAAACAATTTTCGTTCCGATCTTGCATTTCTTTCCCGGTTTTACAAGTGTTTCCCAGATATCATTTTCTTTTCTTTTTAAGAGAAGGATTTCGATTTTGGCCTCGGTACCTTCCTTCACGCCATAAAGACGTGCTGGGATTACCTTTGTGTTATTAATGACAAGGCAGTCGCCCGGTCTTAAATACTCTATAATATCCTTAAAATGTCTGTGTTCCACTTCTCCTGTGATCTTATCTAAAACCATCAGTCTGGAGCTGGAACGATCCTCCAATGGATCCTGTGCAATGAGTTCCTGTGGAAGATCATAATAAAAATCTTTTACATCCATGATTATTCTCCATCTATTAGCATTTTCTGTACATAACAAAGAGCCGCTGCTGCGACTCTTTGCCATGTTTCTATCATATTATGCACGAAGCCTGATATCAAGTGTTTTCTCTAAGTTCTTTAAGATTTTCTTGACAAAACCTTCCACTCTTTCCGTTGTGAATTCTTCGTCAGCCGGAGTAAATACAACTGAGAATGCCATGCTCTTCTTATCCGGTCCAAGCTGGATTCCTTCGTAGACATCGAATAATGTTACATCTGTGACATAATCGCAGGCCTCTTTGATACCATTTTCAATCTGCGCACAGGTGATAGCTTTATCTACAACAAACGCAAAATCACGTTTTTCTTCTGCAAATTTTGGCAATGGAGTAAAGATCTGCTCTTTTCCATACCATTTTTTCAGGGATGCAAGATCAATCTCCATGACGTAAGCCGGTACACGCATATCAAGTTCATCCATGATCTCATAGGAAACTTTTCCAAGATATCCGACTTTCTCGCCCTCACAGAAAATCTCTGCTGTCTGATACGGATGAAGGAATGTATTCTCGGCTGCCTCGTATGTGAATGCAATATTCAGTGAATCTGCAACCGTCTCGGCAAATCCTTTTAAAGTGTAGAAGGATTCGTTCTCACCGAATAATCCAACGCACAGTGTCTCTCTCTCATCCGGATACTCCGTAAGTGGGAGATCTTTTGGAATAAATACATTTCCAAGTTCAAAAATTCTTCCCTCTAAAATTGCTTTTTTCTGGTTTCTTGCCATCGCATGGATCATCTGCGGTGCAAGTGTAGTTCTCATCAGTGAAAGATCAATATTAATTGGATTGATCAGACGGATTGCATGTCTCTCTTTTGCATCTTCCGGCAGTCTTAACAGATCCAGATCAGACGGTGAGAAGAAGGAGTAATGAATTCCCTCATAAGCTCCTGCTGCACAGAGTGCACGTTTGATTTTAAGTTCTGTCTTCTGTTTTAAGTTTAATCCACCTAATGTCACTTTCGCAGTCGGCATAAAGGTTGGGATTACATGCTCATAGCCATACATACGGATCACTTCCTCCGCCACATCCGGGTAAGAATCCATATCTTCACGGTAAGCAGGAATCTGCAATGTCAGCTCATCGCCGTTGATGACCGGTGCAAAATTTAAAGCAGTAAGAATACGAACGATGTCAGCATCTGGGACTTCGATTCCAAGAACCCCATTGACACGTTCTACGCTTACCTTCATCTCTTTTGGCTCGATGGAGTTTCCGGTAGA